ATCTCAAGGTGTGCTTTCAGTAAACGCTGACAACCTTACTTGGCATCTGGTAAAGTCAGTACAAGAACTGTCAACAGCATTAGACGCAGCCTTGGCTCGTATAGCAACACTGGAAGGATAAGATATGGCAATTACATTCACATGGTCTGTAGCAGACATGCACAAAGTTACTGAAACAGGTGCAGTATATAAAGTTGAGTGGTCTTGCAGTGGCGTAGATGCTGACACTAAGATAAGTCACATTCGGTCTGGGTCATACCTGCATATGGGTGAAGTCACTGCTGATGAAGTCACAGGAACAGATGCTGATGGTAATAATGTAATTGAGGCAGTCACACGGACTGTGCCTGTTACACCCGACCACACTGCATCTGGGTTCACAGCTTATGCCTCACTAGCTGAAGCAGATGTGTTAGTTTGGTGCAAGGCTGGCGGTGTAGGCACAGAGAATGAAGCACTTATAACAACTAACATCACTAATAAGATAGCTGCTCAAGTAAACTCTACAGGTATGCCGTGGGCTGCTGAATAATTTTAACCCCAACCCCGAAAGGAGATCACAATGGCTGAGAAAAAAACAAACACCATTACGATCAATGACGTAGACTACACTGAAGACCAACTTACGGACCAACAGAAGGTTATGGTGAACCACGTTGCTGATTTAGATCGAAAGATTGGCTCTGCTAATTTTAACATCGACCAGTTGAAAATGGGACGCATGGCGTTTATGCAAGCGTTGACAACTTCTTTAGACTCTAATGTAGAGGCTGTTTAACGAGTTTTCATTCAAAGGATTAAAATGCCGCTAACAAAGTTACAATTTCGTCCTGGGATAAACAGAGAAACAACTTCTTATTCAAATGAGGGGGGTTGGTTTGACTCAGATAAAACTCGTTTTCGGTTTGGTTTTCCAGAAAAAATAGGCGGTTGGATCAAGTTTACCATAAAGGCGTACTTAGGTTCAGCTCGGTCCTTACATCCATGGGTTTCGTTAGATGGTACTCAGTTTTTGGGTGTTGGCACGAACCTCAAATACTATATAAATGAGGGGGGTGGATTTAACGATATAACCCCCCTCCGTGCTACAACTACAAATGGCATCGTTTTTGCAGCAACAAACGGTTCGTCTACAATTACGGCTACTGATAATAATCATGGAGCATCTATTAATGATTTTGTTACTTTATCAGGGGCTGCTACTCTTGGAGGTGTGATAACGGCAGGAGTTTTAAATCAAGAGTATGAAATTGTGGCTGTGCCTACAGTTAACACGTTTACTTTTGTAGCCAGAATAGCAGATACATCTATAGGAAGTATTACCACAACATCAGGTTTAAATCCCACCCCTGTTTTAGCAAACTCAAGTGACTCAGGTAATGGGGGCTCTGCTGCAGATGCTGCTTATCAAATTACGGGTGGGTTAGATACCTCGATTGGGGGTAACGGTTGGAACGCCGGATCATACGGTAGGGGAACCTGGAACTCTAACGCTGATCTTAGCATTGCAGGTTTGACCTTACGAATATGGAGCCACGATAATTTTGGTGAAGATCTAATTGTAAATGCACGGGATTCAGGAGTATTTTATTGGGATAGAACAAACGGGGTAGAGACAAGGGCTGTACCTCTTTCTTCGTTGAACAACCCATCAGGAGCTAATCTTGCGCCAACAATAGCAAAAAAAGTTTTGGTAAGCGATATAGACAGACATATTATAGCATTTGGGTGCGATCCAGAAACTAATCTTGGAGTACAGGACCCCCTGTTAATTAGGTTTAGTTCACAAGAAAGTTTAACTGACTGGCAGAGTTTGGTCACAAATACAGCAGGAGATTTAAGGCTGGGTTCTGGTTCGGAAATCATAACAGCTATTGAAACCCGCCAACAAATACTTGTTTTTACTGATGAATCTTTGCACGCCATGCAGTTCTTAGGGCCTCCTTTCACATTTGGTATAAACGCTCTATCTGAAAACATAACCATTGCGGGACCGTTAGCAGCAATAGCCGTTGAAGATATGGTTTTTTGGATGGGCAAACAAGAGTTTTATGTGTACGGGGGGGGTGTCCAAAAACTGCCTTGCACTGTACGGGATTATGTGTTCAATGATTTTAATGAAAACCAAATACAAAAAGTAACAGCAGCAACAAATGTTTCCTTTTCAGAAATTTGGTGGTTTTATCCTAGCTTGGATTCTGCAGAAAACGATAAGTATGTCGTTTACAATTACGAACAAAAAATATGGTACTACGGCAACTTAGATCGAACTGTTTGGTTAGATCGTGGGATGGAAAATAGACCTATAGCAGCGGGGACAGATCATTTTCTGTACACACATGAAAGTGGTTTAGATGATGGCAGTACCGACCCAGCATCAGCCATTTCGTCCTACATTGAATCAAGTCAATTTGATATGGGCGAAGGCGATCATTTCACTTTTATCAATAGGTTAATACCAGACCTTACGTTTAGGGATTCTACTGCGACGTTGCCTAAAGCTACTTTTACAATTAAAACCCGAAATTATCCTGGAGGGGTTTATTTGCAGTCCCAAGCAGGTTCGGTTGCTCGATCAGCAGCAGCAACTTCTACCGTAGTAGAACAGTTTACAGATGAAATTAACTTACGTCTTAGGGGTAGGTCTTTTGCATTGAGAGTTGACTCTTCTGACGAAGGTGTAGCATGGCGGTTAGGTTCTCCCCGAGTAGATGTTAAGCCCGATGGACGAAGATAATGTCAAGAAATTTAGTCTTACCATTTTTTCCTGTACCCCCAGAAGAGTACCAGCAAGAGTATATGGCCGAGATAATGCGGTCATTTACGGTGTATTTGAATCAAATGCAAAATCCAGGTGAGGGAAGAAACACCCGTTTAACTTTAACGGACTTACAAACTGATGACCAAGGGTTAGCTCCTGGAGGGTTATTCCAATATAGAGATGTTGCTGGGATGATGGGTAGCGTCAAAATAGCTGTAGCAGATATTTCCAATTTAAGAGGAAACTCAGTTACAGGAGCAGTAGGAATTGTGACGGTAGTGACATGATAACGATTAAAGGAATATGTAGGTTGCGATATTGTATAGTTGACTGTATTATGTCTATAGCGTCTGTACAGGAGTTAACGCCTCCTGCATGTTTCCCCCAGAAAGACACAGGTGAAAAATGCAAGGCATAGAAACACTAGATTATGAAGTAGTAGAAACTTCTCCCCTAGAGGGCATCCTTTCAGAAGGCGGAATTGCTCAACACCAACAAGCAGCTGAGATGCTTGCAGAGTTTGGGCGTAATGGTGATACTTATGTTGTTCATGCTGCTGAAGGTGAGACAGTAATCCCTTTAGAGGTTTTAGAAAACAACCCTAGACTTAAACGTATGATCTTTACTCAAATGGAAGAAATGGGTTTAGAGCCAGAGCGTTATGTTGTTGGTAATGAGTTGAACTCTTTAAACCCTGAAACGGGACAACCTGAATTCTTTTTCAAATTTCTAAAAAAGCTTGTTAAAAAAGTAGTCAATGTTGTTAAGAAAATAGCCCCCATTGTGTTAGCTATTGCTGCTCCAATCTTACTTCCAGCGATGCCTTTAGCTCTTGCTGCGGGATTAGGGAGTACCGTAGGTAACTTGATATCTGGTAAAAATTTAGGTGACTCGTTAAAACAAGGTGTTGTGGTAGGTCTTACCGCAGGTGCAGGTAATATGGTTGCAGGAGGCAAGTTTTTAGGCTCTAGTATAGATCCTGGAAATGTAAAAGGTTTACAAGACTTAGGCACTATGTTTACCCCTGATAACCCGTTTACTGCGCAACTTAGCACAACTCTTTCTGGTGTATCTGCTGATGTAGCAGCGGCAGGTGGTAAAGTCGGCGGTGGTGTATTTAAGCAAAAAGGCTTTACTGGTGATATAGATACAAACGCTGCTGGGAAGGTTATAAATTCTACTGATGCAGTTTCTGATGCAGTTACTGAAGGTGCAGTTACTGATGGTTCAGTATTATCAGATGTAGCTCCTAAAGAAAACGTATTCGATGGTATAAAATCTGCTCTTACCCCTAATGATGGCTACGGCTTTGGCGATTTTTACACTGAGTTTTTAAGTCCCGGACGAGAAGGTATCTCCGCAGCAAATAAAAAAGGATATATAAAAGATTTAGCAGAGTACACGAAAAAATTCCCAAATGTAGAAGCAGCAGACTATAATTCATTCATTGCGGGTCTCGATGCCAAGTACGCTCCAAGTTTATTATCTAAATATGGTCCCGCTACGGCAACAATTCTCGGAACTGGTGTGGCAAGCGACGCGGCATTTGGCACAACTTTTATTACTCCCAAAGAAGAAGAAGGAACCGATGTAGCAAGTATGATGGGTGCGGGTCAACGATTGCTTGATGAAAACCCTGAACAATTCGCTTTTGGTCCTGGATTTTATGGAACTGGAAATGAAGTTTATAACCCTGATTCCGTCATACCGACCTTAATCCAGCCCACCGTTTTTCCCGAAAATGCAGGAGGTGTAAATGTTGCTTCTGCCCCTATAGCCCCTACAGGAATTCAAACAGTGAATACTCAACTCCCTGGAGCAACAGTTGCTAATCCAAACGCAACAAACCAATACGCTGGAATGCTTGGTGGCAATTACTTTGACCAGACGCCCTATACCAATTTATACGAAAATGCTTATGGTGGGCCGATTAGAGCAGCCTCTGGCGGGGAAATCATGGGTCCTGGAACACCCACCAGTGATTCTATACCCGCAATGTTAAGCGATGGTGAGTTTGTTATGAATGCTAACGCCGTAAGGGGCGCAGGAGGTGGCGACCGCCAAGAAGGTGCAAAGCGTATGTATGATATGATGCGTTCATTTGAGAGGACAGCATAATATGGCTATATCCGAAAATATTAATACCCAATTAGAAGACCCCGCTGTTGCTGCTCGAAAACTAGCTGCGATAGATCAAGCAAAAGCCTTAATTGAAAAAGACATAAACATTGCTGCCCCAACGTCTACGGGCGAGGGTGCAATGACTTTACAAGCTCAAAATCTTGCACAGGCGGGACTTGGGTCTTTTCAACCTTTTTTACAGTCAGGTTCTGATTTCCTTACAAATGCTGGACAACAAGCCAATCTTGGGAATCAAATGGCAGCAGGGATCAGCGGTAGCTATAATCCTGCTCAACAAGAAGCAATGCAAGGAACTGCCCTTGGTGCTCAAATGGGACAACAAGCCTCTGCAGCAGGAATACAAGGAATACAAAATCAGTTAACGGCTAGTAACCCTTACTTAACAGGGGCCGTAGGAAATGTGAACCAAGCTGCGACTGATGCACAAAGCCAAGCATTGCTTGCACAAGGAATGTTAGACGGTTCTGCAGGACAATACAATCCTAATTCTGCACAGGCGTACATGAACCCGTATGAAGATGCGGTTGTTCAACGAACTCTTGCTGATATGCAACGTGCAAGTGATATTTCAGGACAAAGCGATGCGGCGGCTGCGATCGGTGCTGGAGCTTTTGGAGGTTCTAGGTCAGGTATTGTTCAATCTGAGCGGGGCAGAAACTTATTAGATCAACAAGCTAAAGCCGCTGGAGGCATAAGGCAACAAGGCTATCAACAAGCTCTCCAACAATCTATGACTGCACAAGAAGCGGCTATGCAAAGACAACAAAAAGCAGCGGGATTAACTGGGCAATTAGGGCAGCAAGCCTCACAACAAGCAATGCAAGCAGGACAAATTGGTGGTCAGTTAGGCGCTCAGTATGGACAAATGGGCCTCGCAGGTCAGGAAGCTTCTGCTAAATTAGGGCTTATGGGTGCTGAAATGCAAGGAGCAGCTTCTGGTCAAATAGGGGATTTAGCTGCACAAAGAGCTCAGTTAGAGCAAGCTTCTGTAGGTCAATCCTATGATGCGGCACAAGCAATGGCAGGTTTGGGACAAACGGCTGCGGGTCTAGGGCAGTTAGGCCAACAAATGCAGTATACAGATGTAGATGCTCTTGCTAAACTTGGGGGCCAAAAGCAGGTTATGGATCAAGCAGCACTAGATCAAAGGTATAACTATGATCTCCAACAAGAGATGCGACCTTACCAAAAATTAGGCTTCTATAGTGATGTTTTACAAGGAGCGCCATCTAGTCAAATGTCAATCTCACAAAATACTGCCCCTTCTCCTTCTATGTTGAATCAAGTAGTTGGCGCAGGGATTAGTGGGTTGGGCATTGCAAACGCATCAAGAAACGCAGGAGTAATTTAATGGCAGAATTTGCACAACGGCCGATGGTAACTCAAGGGTTGCCACCTTCTGCACCAGATGCAGTAGGGACAGGCATTACTTCTGGACTTGTACCAGAAAATAACGACCCAATAATTCAGCAGGGGTTGGAGCAGTTTGCTTCTTCTGTGGAAGGTTTGTACGGAAAACTTGACCAATCAGAAACTTTTGAAGATGTTATAAACTCTATAAGGGGCAACGAGATGCCTAAAGAAGAGCGAGTAGCTGAACTAGCTGAGATGGTTGGTGAAAAAGATGCAAAGAAAACCCCTGACTCAGTGTTAGCGGTTATGCAACCGTTTTTCCAAATTCTAGAAATGGTACAATCCCAAGCGAGCGAAGCGGCTCCTGGAGGAATTGCAAATGCTCCAATGGCCGGAGGTGGGCAGCCCAACGTAAATTTTAACCAAGCCTCTCCAATCCAAGCTCCTGGAACGGAAGAGGCGATGATGCGTATGGCTATGGGTGAAACACCAGTTGGTTTCTCGCATGGTGGTTATCACAGAATTACTCCGGGGATGCCTTCTAGGATGGACGCTGCGTACCCTAGATATACGTCACCTGATTACGCCAAATTTGTGGCACCTCAAGCTAAGGCTTTTTTGGGAATACAAAAAGAGCTTGGGTATGACCAACTCCCTACTGATGTAACTTCAATCATGGAAAACCAAAATAAGTATTTAGACGAGTTTAAAATAGAACCCCGAAGCAAAGAAGAAATCCTAGCTGAACAGACAGGTTTTTTTGGAAACCAAGACCAAAGAGATATGGAAACACAAGGCTCTTTAGCGTTGGCTAAATTTGGAGCTGGGATTGCTAATACTGGGGGGTCTTTGTTACAGGCTTTGACAGGCAACACTTCTCAACTCGCGGGTGATCTAAGTAACGTAGCGGCTCAAAAAGCTGCTTTAGATCGTCAACAAAAAGAGTTTGCATATTCTGTAGCAGCAAAAGAGAAAACAGAAGAGCGGTCAACAAATCTTAGTTTAGCTCTGGATGCGGTGAAAACAGCAGCGGCAAATGGCACCTCAAATACAGCCCAAACCAATGCCGCTATTAAGATGGCTATGGAATTTGGAATTACCAATGCACAAAAAGCAGCAGATCTTGTTAACAAACAAAAATCGGAGGGCTTCAACGCCTCGATGCTATTTGCAGGAAAACCTGAAGTAATCTATGGCGGTATAAATCCTGAAACAAATAAGTATGAAAGCTTTAGATCACAAATGGGCCGAGAAGGTCAAGGCCCAATGGCTATAGATAAGACTGATCCTTTACAATTAAACGCTCTTCCTCCGTGGGCTAGACCTCAAACTGCGGCTTCTAATTTGGCTAATACTCAATCAGGTAAAACTGATTGGTCAAAGGCACAGAAAACCACATTTACTATTCCAAGCAAAACCTCTGGAGATGGTTGGGAGCAAGTTCAGGGTGTGTTTGTTCCAGACTCGGGTTATTATTTAACACCAGATGGTAATTATACAACAGCGATTAGGCCTCCTCCAGGAAGTATCGTTGGTGAAAAATCTAGTATAATCACTGTAGGTAAAGCTGATGGTGCAGGTAGAATTCTAACAACTGTAACACCTCCAAACGGAGTATCGTACACTCAATTAACAGCGATAAAGGCAAGAAACCCTGAAACGGGAGAAATAACCAGCGAGGTTATCCCAATCAGTGCAAGAGCTTACTCTTTAGACCCGTTTACAACAAAAACTAATGAAGAAACTGGCGAAAGAGAAATAGTTTCAAACGGTAATCCGTTAGTGTTTGAAAGACCAACTTCTGGGGTAAGACCCATTGATTTAGCCGCTAAAGACATGACTTCAAGGGCAAGAAGGGTTGTGGCTATCGTCAATACTCTTGATGCAGGAGAAGAACTATTAGGAACCTTAAAAAATGTAATTGGCCCTATCGCTACCCTTAAAGGTTTTAGCACTAATCGCCTTGCATCTTTCATTCCTGCGGGTCGTATGGCAGATTATTTAACTTGGTTCAAGAGTTCTGAAGGACAAAAAGCTTTATCTTTGTTTGAAAGAACAGTGCAGAAGTCTGACATCGTTAGTGATCGTTTTGCTATGGGTGAGCAAGCGATTGTAGCAGAAACTGTTCCAAAATTTGAGTTTTCTAAAAACCCTGACGCAGCTTTGGTTCAGTTCCAAGAATACCTAAGACAAAAACAAAATCAACTATCGAATGAAAGACACAGCTTAGATCCTGACAATGTTCCGCGGTATGCTTTAGATCGTGTGCCTACAGGGGGTGCAAGAGATCCGTTTATGTTCTTTGACGAAACTCTTCCTGCAGGAGCCACTTCACACTTTGATTACTTAACTAAAATAGCAAGTGATAACACGATGCCCGCTGATCTAACTGGTGTTTTTGTTAATATAACAGGAGCCCAGCTTGAATACATTATGCGAGACAACACACAAGAGGGCAAAGAATCACTTTACCTAAATTCAGATGGGTCGTTAAAAGAAAACATTCTTGTAGATGCATCAAGAATGATACAGTTGACAGGACAATAATATGGCTGGATTAACAGAAGAAGACATCAAAAATCTTGGGGCTTTAAGTAAACCTCCAACAGTAAATGTAAACGATTTAGTACCAAACCCCGATATTAAAATGGACAAGGTTGAAACACTCGAGGGAACAATTAAAAAAGAACCAAGTCGGATCACTGGTAAATTAGAACCTGGATATGGTGCAGACGTTGTAAGTAGCCAAGATAGTTTTGCCGAAAAAGCGTTCGCAGCGGGTGCGACTTATTCAAACGATGCTGTTGGGCCATTGTTTAAAGGATTCAACAGGGCGGTTGCTTTTTTACCTGATGCCGTATTGAACGCCATCACTACAGGATTTAACCTTGCAACAGGATCAGAAATAGATAAGGATATTTTACTTAGGATTTTTAATTCAAACGATTTTGAATCTCAAAAAGTGTTGATTCCGTATGTTTTGAATTACGGCACCGATGGTTATGTGGGCCGATCTGACTCAGATAGTGCTTTTACACGATATTCAGGTGCAGTGGGTGAAGGGTTAGGCATGGCTGTCCCTGTTGCAACGGCCTCTACGTTGTACGCTAAAACTGCTCAGGCATTGCCCACGGTAGGGAAGTTTGCTCAAAATACAGGGATAGGAACTGGAATATTAAATACTCTTACAAAACCTTTTGTAAAAACTCCTGTACTCGCTACCACTCTTGAAGGGGGTTTAAGTGCTGTTTCTGCTGTAGGGGTGCAAGCAGAAGAAGACATATTTGGAACAAAAACAGGTCTAGGTGGCTTATTACCTTTCGGTGGTCCTGCTATTTATTACGCTGTAAAATCGGGTGTTGTTACTCCCATAAGTTGGGTAGGCAAGAAAGTTTTCACCAAAGGCGCGGATACTCTTGATAATTTAAGAGTAGAAGCAGGGACGGTTGACCCTAAATCTGGCAAACGTGGAGATGAAGCTAAAGTTATAGTAGATAAACAACTTCAAGATGCAGCATTGGGTAATGAAGAGAAAATAGCTCGAGCTATAGAAATAGAAACAGCATTGCAGCCTTTTGCACAAGAACGAATCGTGTTTAGTCCTGCAGAGACTACTTTAGATGCCCCTACTTTAAAGACACAAGCAGGTATTGAACAAACAGCTACGCCTGAGTTTACAAGGAAAAACTTGGCAAGGAAAGAAAACATTTTAAATTCAATTTCTAACTTTATTTCTGCTAAGTTCACAGGAAACGCTATAGATGATGCCCCTTTAATGGTGTTTGATGCTGCTAAAAATAAATACACCCTAACAGTCGGGCGAATAAATGCAGGAGAGAAAGAACTCTCAACCAAGATTTCAATTTTAGCGAACTCGGATACGGGTGTTTATCCCACAATAAATAGTAAAACAGATGCAGGACAAGAAATCAGACAGGTTGTATCTCTTGCCCATGCACAAGCTAAATCAAATGCAGAAGCGTTAGCTAACAATTTAAACATAAACAAAGCTGACCAAGTGGCTAGTATGGATTCTCTTGACGCAGCTAAAACGGCTGTTCGCGAAGCGGTGACTTCAAGAGAAGGAACCGAAGCGTTCAGTTATGCGGGTTTAAATAAAACTGTAAAAGGATTTATTGAAAGCGACAAAACAAAGATAACTTTCCAAGATTGGAAAATGTTTAGAGATCAAGTAAGTTCTCAAATAGGGAAAGCTTTTGCAACGAATAACAAGTCAGATCAAAGAAGTTTAGCTATTCTTGGAAAAACATTAGACGATATGGGTGAAGCGTTTGGAAGAACAAATGTAAAGTTTAAAGAATTCCAAAATTATTATGATCAAAATGTTATCCGACCTTTTGAAACTAGTCAGGTAGTAAAAATTCTAGCTAAAGGTAGGGGTGGAGCTAAAGACAGGGATGTTTATTATTTGGCCGATGAACAAGTAGCAGGAGCTTTTTTGAAAGATAGCAACACTGCGAGACAGTTCATGACTTTATTTGGAGACAACCCTAAACAGTTGGAAAACATAAAGGCTTCTGTTTTAGATGCGATTAGAACAATAGGCGTTGTAAGTGGGGAGTTTAAACCCAACGCGATAAATAAATATATGAACACAAACAGAGAAGTTTTAACTGAGCTAGGTTTGTACAGCGATCTTATTAACACACAAAGTTTAATCAAGCAGGTGACTGCAAGACAGGCTTCCTTAGAAACAAGAAGAAAGATAATAAATCAAAATTCTATGTATTCTGCTGTGGCTCGAGCCATGAAAGTAGAAAACCCTGAAAAACTTATTGATGATTTATTAAAGAGTCCTAAACTAGCTCGTGAAGTTTCAACAAAATTAGGTCGGGATCCAGAGGTACTAGAAGCATTTAGAGCAGCAGTAATGCAAAAAGCACTAGGTAAAGACCCTAATGCTTTAGTTGACCCATACGCTTTTAAGAAGTTTCTTGTAGAAAACCATCGAGCATTAGACAACGTGTTTGATAAATCTCATATAGATAATATGTATCTTATCGCGGATGCTGCTGAACGGGCTTTTGCTACCCCGATAGTAGCAGGAAAAGGTTTAACCTCTGAAGATGTTATGTCTAGGTTTGCAGCAAAATTTGGCGCAACAGTCCCAGGATCAACAACCCGTTTCATTGCGTTAAACGAGGGGCGTATAGGTCCAAAAGCAGTGGGTGCCTATTTCTTAGCAAGGGGATTATCTGCAAGATCAGCAGCAAGAGCCGATGCTTTGTTTAAGGAAATGATGTTTGACCCAGATGTAGCCAAAGCCTTAGTGAAAAAGGGTCCAGAAAACTTTAGTATTACCCCAGAAAGTAACAGACAGATTAACTCTATTTTGTTTAACATGGGCGTTCTTCCTACAGTGCGGGAAAAAACAGGGGAATCAAGTCCTGCAGAAGATTTCCAAATAGAATTTCCTAAAGCTTTTGAGTTGCCTGATGACAATACGCAGGGTTCTGTTTCTCCTGAAATACTTTCAACCCCAACAGAGACAACACAGTTTGCTGCTGCGAGTAATCCAGCTCCCCCACCTGTGGCGAGCCAAGAACAGAAGCAAACTGCCTCAGCAAGTGATCTCTTTCCTTTTGATCCAACGCTTGCTGCTATAGAAAAAAGACAGAATGCCAAGCAAGGCATAATGTCTGTAACCTGATAATTGTAGTAAACAAACAGGGGTGTTGAGTTTGTCAAAACTAACGCTTCGTTATATCAAAGGAGCTTAATTTGTGGGTTCTAGTTTGGATACAGCTTATCTCTGGAAAACCAGTAGATCACTTTCAGCTTGGGTCTTACTCAAGCCGAACAGTTTGTGAAGTAGTAAAAAATAAAGCTGAGGTTATGATTACCCACAGTGGAATAGCCGTGGCTTGTTTAGAGGTTAATATAAATGATTGATCCTGTCTCGGCCATTGCCCTAGCGACTAGTGCCTACAAAGGTATAAAGAAAGCCGTTGAGGTAGGCAAAGAAATTAGTAGTTTTTCTGGAGCTATATCTCAGTTTGCTAAAGCGTCATCTGATATAGATTTCCTTGAAAAGAGATCACAAAAACCCTCGTTATTTCACAAGATATTTTCTAACACTGAGGCTACTGCTCTTGACATTTGGTCTGCAAAAAAGAAATTAGAGCAGCACAGAACCGAATTGAAAAATCATATATCTTGGGTGTATGGGCCATCTGCATGGAAAGAAATTGTCCACATCGAGGCGCAACAACGCAAGCAACAAAGAGCATTGGTGTACGCTCAACAAGAGTTTAAAGACAACTGTATTAATGGTGTGCTTATATTTATAATCTGTGTTGTTGGTATTGGTGCTTTAGGAGCTATCATATACTTCATAGGAAAAGGGCAGGGTAAGTGGTAATTAGATAATCCAGTCTTTGTAGCCCTCAGCTAACACTTGGGAGCTAATATCTATCTTGTTACGCAAAGCTTTTAGTATTTTCTCATCACTTGTGTTTTCAGCTATGATATCAACGTAGGTTACTTTATTGGTTTGTCCAATACGGTGAGCTCTATCTTCGCTTTGTAAACGAACTTCTAGATCATAACCATTGCTGTAATAGATCACTGTTTTGGCTTCTGTCAGAGTCAATCCGTAACCACCTGTGCGTGGTTGCCCAACGAAGAACCTCAGAGGATCGTCTTTATCTTGGAACCTTTCAACAATTAACTGCCTTTCTTCTCCTGGAGTGCCACCATAAAATAGCTCTACAGATTCGGGGCCATATTGCTTTGCAAGAGCCTCGCCTATGATTTCAAGGTCATGGGTAAAGTTGCCCCATATAATTGCCTTGCCATCTGTTTCTTCCAACAAAGACATTAGCTCATTAAGCTTGTTACTTGGTACCTTGATCATTCGACCGTCTTCTAACTTTGCAAACCCAGAGCATACTTGTTGCAACCGCAACAGTTGAGTTAGTATAGTAGATGCAGACACCATGCCTTCGCCTTCAATGATTGCGAGGGCATTGCGTTTTAATTGGTCGTATAGCTTTCGTTGTTCTGGCGTTAACTCAACACTCCGTTTGGTGTAAACTTTGTCAGGTAGATCCAAACAATCTTCTTTACGCACTCTGAAACTAAAGTTTTCTATAAGCCCGTTAAGCTCGCTCAAGTTTTGGTACCCTACGATCTGGTTAAAGGAATGCGCTCCCATAGTTTTACGAACCATTTTAGCATAGCGGTTTTGGAATGTCCAAAAGGAACTATGGCCTAGCACATCGTTTTCCAAAAACTCACACTGTGTAAACAAATCAAGAGGCGATTTAGTTACGGGGGAACCTGTTAGTATCCTACGATAAGGGGCGTTTTTACCAAGTTTGATAATGCTTTTGGTACGGTTCGCTGTTCTGGATTTAATGGTGGTGCTTTCATCTACAGCAAACATTGCCCTATGGCACAGAAGAAACTTGTCTGCCATTTCTACTCCGCGTTTGCTGGACAACGCTTCCACGTTCATTAAGAATATCTGTAAATCTTCAGTTGATTGGTTTAGCGTGTTTAATTCTTCTTGTTTCTTTTTAGTTTTTTCTGGGGACCATGTAACGATGTTCGCTTTAATATGGTCTGGCAAATGTGTTGGTATTTCTTTGCGCTCCCAGTTACGATAAACACCCTTTGGTGCAATGATCAACGCAGAATCTATTTCGCCTTTGTCATACAACATGGCTATGTTATCTATAAGGACCTTAGATTTACCTGTACCCATATCCATAAAAAGAGCATAGTATTCTTTGTTCCAAGATCTTTCTAATGCCTCGATCTGGTGATCGTAAGGCTGGAGTTTAAACTTGTATCGCATATTCCCTCTTTCTATTGGGTACACTAATTTTATTGCACAGCACCTAAGTAGACAACTGCTATTTTATCTAGTTTGCTTTATAGGGGTAAAAGATCGATAGGAACGTTTTACGTTTTAAACAATCTTCGATATACGATATACACTATCTTCACTTTCGTGTTCGCGCGACCAAATCAGAGTTTATTTTATTGGTCTTTGCTTTGTATTTGGCCCTATTAATAAAAGTACACCGCTAAAAATATAGTGGAGATAGTAAAAGATAAATTGCTGCTTTTATTTTTACGCTATACATTGTAGAAGTAAGCTTAACCATGTGGAGAAAGACATGACCGTTTATATTACCCAAGAAATGCGGGGCCGTGACATTACAGATGCCACTAGCTTCGGTGATGTTGAAGTGCTTGTACCTGCTGGGGAGCAAGCAAGCTTTTCCACACAGCCTACAATACGACGCATTGCAAGAAAACTACACAAGTTTTCCGACGACGATTACCTTATTCTAGCAGGAGACCCTGTTGTTATCGCGCTGTGTGCTTGTCTTGCAGCAGCGAGTAACAGGGGCAAATTTAAAATGCTAAAGTGGGATAGGCAAGATGGGAAGTATTTTCCATTAACAGCAGACATTAACTACAGACCTGGAGGTGACAAATGAGTAGCGATTTTGAATCTGTTGCAGAGCAGTTCAGTTCGATAAACGAAGATGGTATGAGCAGGGTTAGTAAGCTCGCCCATTTACAGTTAACATTAGAAGACCGTGTGAAAGCATTAGAAGAAGATGTTAAAACAGCTAAACGTAGCTTGAAAGAGGTAGCCGAAGAACAGCTACCTGCTGCGATGGCCGAACACAATATGACCAAAATTGGTTTAGAAGATGGTTCTGAAATAAAGATTAATAAGTTCTACAATGCTTCTATACCTAAAGACAAAGCAGATATGTCGTTTGCTTGGCTTTTGGAAAACGGCTTTGGTGATCTTATAAAGAACCAAGTAGCTACAAACTTTGTTCGTGGACAAGAAGCACAAGCGAATGAGTTTGCAGATGAATTGGCAGAACGGGGGATGCCTGTCAATAGTAGAAAGTGGGTAGAACCCATGTCCTTAAAGGCTTGGTACAAAGAGTCTACAGAAAAAGGTATTTCAATACCTGATGAGCTATTCGGTGGTTACATCGGAGAGAAAGCAAAAATAACTACTCCAAAGAAAGGGTAAAATATGTCTGATAATAAAACAATAACAAAAGTAGCCAATACAGAGGTGTCTGCATACGAAGGCATGGAGGAATATAGCGGGACAGGGTTTGCTGAGGTCACTACAGAAGACCTTTCAATCCCGTTTCTACGGATTCTTGCACAGCTTTCACCGCAAGTTAATAAACAAGATGGTGCTTATGTTGCAGGAGCAGAAGCAGGTATGATGTTTAACACTGTACTGAACGAAGCTTACAATGGTGATGAAGGCATTCAGGTTGTACCTTGCCATTACAACAGACGTTACGTTGAATGGAAACAACGTGAGCAGGGTGGTGGGTATGTTGGCTCTTATTTACCCGATGATCCGATTGTAAACACAACGATGAAGAACGAAAGAGGGCAGGATGTATTGCCAAACGGTAACTTGTTGACCAACACTTCACAGTTTTTTGTATTGATGTTGCATCCTACGTTTGGCGCTCAACGTGTTTTAATGACCATGTCTTCCACACAGCTTAAAAAGGCGCGGAAGTGGTTGACGCAAGCACAATCTATGACTTCTAAAGGTAAGAACGGTATCTTTGTTCTGCCCCTTATGTCACAAGTTTACACGGTAAAAACCACGCCTGAGAAAAACGATAAAGGCAACTGGTTTGGTTGGGATATTAGCCGTGAACGTGGGTTAGACCTTTCTTCTGCCGCAGACAAAGAGTTGTTTGAAAACGCTGTTGGGTTTGCCAAATCTGTTGAAGCAGGTGAGGTAAAGGTTAAAGAAGAAACATCTGAAGACTCTAAAGACGTAACTCCTAGTATAGATGATGGTAAAAACATCATGTAAAGGAACAGCTATGGGGAGTCATGACCCCGTACTGCGTAGACCACCGTTCATACGTGATTTGCATCTGTAAAATGTAATAACGTGTTTGGGGTGGTCTACATTTATTAGGAGAAAACCATGTCACTTGCAGAGAATTTTTACGATTTATTTAAGGGAAGCGATATTGCTCACGGCACTTATGTTGTAAAGAGCAATAGAGAATCAGATGGGAAGAAACAGGGTACTGCAAAAGTTATCCGTGAACCCACTACTGTAGCCATGTGGGAAGAACACTTAAAAGGTTCTACTCGTGGTCTTGGTATCATACCTATTAAAAGTGATAACACTTGCCAATGGGGTGCTATAGATATTGATGAGTATAGCGTTAGCCATAAAGATTTAATTACGACATTAACTAAAAACAAGATCCCCGCTGTAGTTGGAAGAACTAAAAGCGGAGGAGCCCATGTTTGGATGTTTTTAACAGAGCCTGTAGAAGCAGAAGAAATGCAACGCAGGTTGACTGAGTTGAGTGCTGCTCTTGGCTTTTCGGGCAGCGAGATATTCCCGAAACAAACAACCATTCTGCTTGATAGGGGTGACACAGGCAACTTCTTGAATATGCCTTACTTTAGTGGCGACAAATCCACACGGTATGCGTTTGACCAGAAAGCAGAAACGCTAACGCCAGAAGAGTTTATAGAGTATTGCAAGAAGTATATTACCACCCCTGCTCAGTTTCGCAAACTAAACATGAGTTTTGGCACAAAAGAAGGTGTGCTATCAGACGGACCTCCCTGTTTACAGCACCTGTGTAGTAAAGGATTTGGCGAAGGTTCACGAAACAACGCTCTGTTTAATCTTGGTGTGTACGCCCGAATGTTTGACGAAGATAACTGGGAGCAGTTAGTACAACGATACAATGTAGATTACTTAACACCACCATTAAGTCACGGTGAGGTTGGCAATACCATCAGGCAATTAAAGAAAAAAGATTATTTCTATAAGTGTGAAGACCAGCCTATTAAACCGTTTTGCGATAAAGAGCTGTGTAAAACAAGGAAGTTTGGAGTTGGCCCTAGTGGTGTAGCCAACGATATGTCCAGCCTTACTAAAATAGATGGCGACCCCCCTATCTGGATTCTTAATGTAGATGGCGAACGGTTAGAGCTTAGTACCAATGGTTTGACTAGTCAGGCACAGTTTCAAAAGGAATGCGTTTCGCAAATAAACAAGTTCCCTGTGATGGTCAACCAACGGTCTTGGCAAACACGGATCCAACTGTTGCTGGATAATTTAACTATAGTAGAGGTGCCACCAGATGCTACGTTTAAGGGTGAGTTTGAAGACTTACTTCATGCGTTTGCTGCTGAAAGAGCCAAGGGCGAAGAGCGCGAGGATATTTTACAAGGCGTTGCTGTTTGGGCAGAAACACGAGTTTACTTCCAAGTAAAAGATTTAAAGAAGCACTTATCTGTAAATGATTTTAACCACTATACTTCCAATAGGATTACGCTACGGTTACAAGATCTACAAGCAGAGAAAATGTTCTGGAGAGTAAGGGGGAAGGGTATTCATGTTTGGTCACTGCCACAAAACTATTTTGAAACAGATGACTCAGAAATGCCCCTACCCAGTCTACCTGTTGAAGACGATATAATATAATGAAGATCGTACTTGGACCTCCAGGAACAGGGAAAACAACTAAACTTCTAGACCTAGTTGAACAATATCTTGCTTCTGGTGTACCCCCCGACCGTATAGGGTATTTTGCTTTTACCCGAAGAGCAGCACAGGAAGCAGTAGAAAGAGCTTGTGCTAAATTTAATATATCTAAAAAAGAACTGCCCTACTTTAGGACTTTGCATAGTCTAGCTTTCTTGCAAGCAGGTTTAACTCATTCACAAGTAATTACACCCGATAAGTACCAAGAAATAGCAGATTGGTTAAAGATAGGAAAGTTTTATGGTGGCGGCTCTGTTGAGCAGGGACCATACAAAGACTTCGGGTATGGAGATAAGTTCCTTGAGATTATTAACATTGCTCGCATACTACGCCAACCGTTACGCAAGATATACAACGACAGCATCGTGCCATTAAAAACAGATTGGGCTAGGGTTGATTATGTAAACAGGGGGATAGAGCATTGGAAAAACTCCTACGGTTTGTATGATTACACAGGAATGTTAGAAGCTTTTTTAGAGCGTGACCTTTGCCCCAAACTAGAAGTTGTGTTTATTGATGAAGCCCAAGACCTTTCACCTTTGCAGTGGGAAATGGTAAGACAATTAGAACAAAAAAGCAAGATATGTTATGTAGCAGGTGATGACGATCAAGCTATTTATCGGTGGGCGGGGGCAGATGTAGACCACTTTGTAAACCTAGAAGGTGAAGTCACCCTCTTAAATAAAAGCTATCGTATTCCTTCTTCACACCACACGCTAAGTCACAATGTTATTAAGACAATAGTGGGGCGAAGGGAAAAAGTGTTTGAACCTAGACAAGAAGATGGCAACATTACTTGGCACCGCCATTCAGAAGAAGTCAGCTTATCTGAAGGTGATTGGTTGTTACTTAGCAGAACCACCCGAGGAGCTCAACAAATAGAAGAAGAGGTAAGAAGACGGGGGCATTTGTACATCTACAACGGTTCTAAAAGTATTGATGGCAAAGTGCTAGAAGCGGTCAGGCTTTGGGAATATTTAAGGGAAGGCAACAAGATAAGCAAAGACCAAGTCTTGCTTGTGTATAAGCACATGATGTTAAACAGTCAGGTAAAGTACGGGTTCAAAACTATGCCTGATGGTGAGGAAGGCTCTTTCTACAGTTTGCAAGAGTTACAGAAAAATCACGGTTTGTTGCACAACCATCCGTGGGATATTGGTTTAGGCAAGATTAACCAGAAAGATAAAACCTACATAAAGGCTTGCTTACGAAAAGGCGAAAGCTTGACTGAAACGCCCCGCCTACGGATCTCCACCATACATTCGGCCAAGGGAGCTCAAGCTACTAACGTAATGCTTTTAACCGATACGATGAAACGCCCTTACTCTATGTGGCGTAAGATTCACACTTATGAAGAAGATGAAACAAGGGTTTTCTATGTTGGATTAACTAGAGCCACACATAATATACACCTGATACATCCTATGTACAGTCAAGGCTACGCTTTGCCCTACTGAACAAACTAGACAAATTAACGCTTATCAAGAGTAACCTTGCGTGTATTATAGGGGGGCATTATAAAACATAGAAAGGGATACAATGCAGGTAAAGTATTTCAGTAAAGACCTTTTGGTTAAGGCTAACAAAGCAGCGATACGCACTAACCGCAATCGCTCGCTTGAACCTAAGTTTTTAACCAAGCTCGATGAAGACAACAAGTACCCAATCGTTTGGGCTACACCACACAATGATGTAGAAATGCGTGTGCGTCTATTGTTAGACGCAAAGTCAGAAGCATGGCTTGACATACCATTTAAAACCTACGACAAACTACCTGTCGTAACAATGCCAACACATTAACTCTAGAAAGGAGTATTAAAATGGCACACGAAGTAGAAACAATGGCTTATGCAGGACGAGTTCCTTGGCATGGGCTAGGCAAACAGGTTGACAATAGTATGTCTCCTGACGAAATGTTAAAAGCTGCCCAGATTGACTGGACAGTAAGTAAGCGACCTGCTTACACAATTGACAAGCCTAACTGTTGGAATATTGTAGACCCAACAGGCGAGGCAGGTTTTTTACGTTGCCCCGACAACCACTTCCTTGTTCGTGACAGCGATAACAAAGTGCTTTCACCTTGTGGTGAGGGTTACGTTCCTTTCCAAAACGCTGAGGTTATGGACTTTTTCAAAAAGTTTACCGAGGCAGGTTCTATGACCATGGAAACAGCAGGAAGCCTTAAAGAAGGCAAAGACATTTGGGGGTTAGCAAAGCTTAAAGACGAGTTTTCCCTTGCAGGTGGCGACGAAGTAAAAGGTTATCTGTTGTTAAACAATAGCCACCAAGTCGGCAAAGCCATGACAATTATGTTCACACCTATACGAGTCGTGTGCAACAACACCTTAACGATGGCCCTTAACAATGACGGCAACCGTTTCCGAGTGTTGCATCTACAAATGTTCGACGAAGAGATACAAAAAGCTGCTGAAGATGCTTTGGGTCTTAGTGGTCAGCAAATGACACACTTCAAAGAACAGTCTGAGTTTTTGGCTAACAAACGAGCTAAAGCGTTTGATATTGATAACTTTATTGCAGAGTTATTCCAGCCCAATCTGCTGATTGAAAGGGCTAAATCCAGTAACCCCGACACACTACCTGCTCTACGTGAAGAGTTTAAAAACACAGCAGAGCTTGTGCATGAGGCAGTGGAAAACAGTCCAGGTCATAACTTAACCTCTGCCAAGGGTACTTGGTGGGGAGCAGTTAATGCTGTGACCTATGTTGTAGACCACCAAAAGAAGTCTTTAGCTGAGGGTAATGCCTTACACTCTGCATGGTTTGGGTCTGGTGCAAATACCAAACGCAAAGCATTGACCAAAGCACTGGAGTACGCTAACATATCCTAGTGATAAATTAAATATTGTCTTGGTGGTGTTCATGCAATAAAGTGTGAACACTACCAGTTTCCACAGAAAGGGAATAAATGCACTACGCGATATGTAACAGCGATAATGAAAACAGCCCTTACCAAGTGTTGTCTTTTACTTCGTTAGTTTCCATGAAAAACTGTGAGTATGTGGACAAAGACAGTTTGGTTTATACCAATACTGTCCCAGAAGTTGGACACCACACAGGAGTAGGCTACTTAATAGAGAGTTACCAAAAAGAAGAGCTTGAAGGTGTGTGGACTTCTATTTTATTAAACGACAAAAAAGCCCACCTCAGATTTTCTGATGACTTTCACAATGGGCTGAGTAGGGGCTTTCTAAACAAAGAACGAGCAGCACAAAAACTCCATGAACTTGTGCTGTTCTGTGTGAAACCATGGAAAAAGGAAAAACAAATGAATGAAGCCGTACACATCGATAATGATGCTATCGATCAGTTTAATAATAAAGCCCAAAAGTCTGAAAAAGAGGTACGCCCTCGTTTTGAAAAGACAACTAAAATAGTTGCTTTGATGGAAGTACCACCAATCCGTTCAGGCACCAATCGTTACCGTAACATGGAAGTTGTTATGGGATGCACTACTGTAGCAGAAGCGATGGAAAAGCTTCGTGCATTAGAACCTGCTGCGGGAGGCGGTGTTGATATTAAAATTGCTGTAAAGGCGGGAGCCATAAAGCTAGAGGAGTAAACTATGGATACCGAAGCTGTAGAAAGTTACTTTGGTTGGATAAATGAAAGACATTCTATTTACCAACGCAGGGTCGCAAACGAAAACCCCCCGTGGACGGAAGATAGAATTCTTCAGGATTACAAGTTTACAAACCCTTTTCGTGAAAACGATAAAGTAACCGTGTGGATGCGTGAGAACTGGACTAAACCAAACCACAACCGTCCACACGGTGAAATTATCTTTAACTGTTGCTTGTTTCGCATGATAGGAACAAGCGAGTTTGCTGATGCTCATAAGTGGGTTTATGAAGACTACGGTTGGGATAAAGACAGGACCAAAGAATTAATACAAGACAGGCTTTCAAAAGGTTTACGAACCTTTACAGGAGCCTACATAATTACTAATCAAGGATTAAAAGCACCTAAATCCGAGGTAGTAGTTGACCATTTTCTTACGCCCGTTTGGGAAAACAAAGACGCGCTTTCCGAGGTGGCAACCAAAACTGCATCCCTCCAAGAAGTACACTCAGCGTTGGGTGCCTATAAAGGATGGGGCGGGGGAGGTTTTATGTCATACGAGGTGGTTACGGACCTCAACTACACACCTGCATTGGACTTCGCGAAAGATAAGTTTACATGGGCGAACGCGGGTCCTGGAGCCAAGCGAGGATTAAACCGTATACACCTGCGTGATTTGAAAAAGGGTATGAACCAAGAAACAGCCAACACCGAAATGCAGCTCTTGTTAGGAGCTTCTTTAATATATTGTAAATCCCATGTGCCTGTGGATCGTGTAGATATGCGTACCATTGAGCATAGCTTATGCGAGTGGGATAAATACGAGCGGGTACGTTTAGGACAAGGTACCCCAAGAAGCAGATATAAAGCCGACATACTATCCAATGACAACTTTAAGAAAGGAACTGTAGAATGAAGTTCTTAATGACGCTATTCCAAATACAGGATTATGGCGGGATAATCAACCATGCGGAGTACTTGACTAAAGGGCTAAAAGAGCTCGGGCATGAAGTAGACTTCCGTATTCTAGTTCCCAAAAGTGCTGTGTCTAACAAACAGCTTATGCGAGGCAGAAGTAATCATGAAGGTTACAAATCGTTAGAAGGTGGGACAGGGTATATGTTCCATCAAGCAAGAGGCTGGAAAGGTGTTCCTAAAGTCCCCTATGTTAGTAAACAAGCAAGACAACAGTTTAAAGAAGACTGTAGTAAATACGATGCTGTTCTCTGGCACATCCCTGTACCAACCCTTAACAAAGACAACGCTGGAATTAAGGAATGGCTAGAACTATATGACCACGGCAGTAAAAACATAGCCATCATACACGACGGTAATCTGCCCAAGCTGTACCCACATTTAATCTCTGTTTCAAAGCATTTTCATGCTGCGGTCTGTGTTCACGAGAGTGCCTATAACTCAGCTGAGTACTTAAACATCCCACGCAAGTTAATCCTTAATCCTTTTGATATACACGGGGAGTTAGGGCCAGAGTTTAGTAAGCGTGATGGGCTTATGGCTGTGCAGGTATTTAAAGCATGGAAACGTGTGGATACGTTAATTCGTGCCATACCCCATGTGAGGCCTTACGCTGATATGTTTGTGGGGGGAGCAGGAATAGAATACCGTTACATGACAAGCAAAGAAAAGTGTAAGCCCCAATACTTTGATGCTTATGGCAATCGCATCTGGGAAGTAGCATTAAAACATGGGATGCAGTATTTAGGCGTGTTAGAAAATGAAACTGTTTTAGATTTGTTGAAAAAAGTAAAGCTGCAAATAGATCCTAGCTTTTCTAAAAAGTATTCTGGATATGGAGCGCACTTTAATCGCACAACCATAGAAGCTATGATTAATGGTGCTGTCCCAATGGCTACTGATCTAGGTATGAAAGATAGCCAAATATTTAAATCGGGTAAGAACTTCATAGAAATACCACATACTGCTACACCTGAAGAGTTTGGCGACATAATTAACGACAGCCTAATAAACAAAGCTCAATGGGACACTATTAGGGACAACAATATATCCCTGCTGTATAAGTTTGATAAACGAAATGTAGCACAAGAATATGTTGATCTGGTGACACAGCCCACGCATTTTCTTGAAAAAGGTAGACCTGAAAACAATATTAGTTTCATCGAAAGTTGTAACAAGAACTTAAAGTTTTTTGGTTTGCCCGAGCTCTCCACGCTGGTCGAGGACCCCTTGTTGGCAATAATGGGGGCAACACCAGCCAATAACAACAACAACAGTCGAGGAGGCTAATATGCGGTCTTTATACGTTCGTAACGTAAGCGAAGCACTATTCGTAGGCAAACAAGCTTTGCAGAGTGAAGGCAAAGAAGTACAGACTCGCAATGGCCTCGCCCTAGAGTTTGCTACTCCTGTCGCAACAACCTACTACAACCCCAGAGAAAGAGTAATGTTCTTTCCTGAACGTGACGCCAACCCCTATTTCCACTTCATGGAATCTTTATGGATGTTGGCAGGGCGTAATGATGTAGAATGGATCAGCCAGTTCAATGGCAGGATAAACACCTACAGCGATGACGGTGAGTATTTCCATGGAGCATACGGTTTTAGATGGCGTCAGTGGTTTGGTGAAGACCAACTACTAACCGCTATTCATAGGTTGAAGAATTATCCTAATGATAGACGAACAGTTATTGGGATGTGGGATCCATGGGAAGATTTGCAACAAGATAACGATGGTAAAGATTACCCCTGCAATACACAGATATACTTTTGGGCGCGTGAGAACAAACTAAACATGACCGTAGCCAACCGTAGCAATGATATGGTTTGGGGAGCCTACGGAGCTAATGCTGTGCATATGTCCTTCTTGTTAGAATACATGGCAGGGATGTGTGGGTTTGAGGTGGGTGAGTACAACCAGTTCAGTAACAATCTACACGCATATGTTGATGTGCTAAGTAGCTTAGACAATATACGGCCCGACCATGAGCCTTACCTTACCATTGCCGAAGATGGTTTAAGCTATGTTTCTCCTTTTCTTATAGACAACCCTGCTACTTTTGATAACGACCTCAGCCTATGGTTTAAAACGTGGGGTGGCGATAATAGTGCTACAAAAACAGAGATGTTTTATAACCCTCACGTCCAAGACACAGGGGCAGTTAACGATTACCTTAACACGACAGCAACCCCCATGATTAAATCTTGGAAGGCGTGGAAAAATAAAGGCACGAGCACTATGTACATGAAAGATGCCATTATGGAGGCAACAGCAATTAACGACGCAGCATGGCGTAAGGCTTGCCTTGAATGGCTTGAAAGGAGGAATAAATAATGGATCACATTGAAAAGCAAAACAGGTTGGATTCTAAAGCAAAACAAAAAAGCACTAGCTCAAGCTATAGCGAAATGATTACAATCGTAGAAGAAGTAGCACAAACAGATGTTCTATCACTACACAAGGCAGAGCAGAGTTACGGAAACAGCTGGAAACAAAGAGGTGGCGTAGGTGCATTTATGATGCTTGCCCGAAAGTGGGATAGGCTTGAAAAGCAAGTAAACGAAAGCAACCACGACATTTTCCAAGCTGCTGAAAAAGACAATCGACCTGAAGGCATACTTGATGATATCCAAGATTTACGCAGGTATCTTATGCTAGTCGAAGCAGAACTTATTCGGAAGGAACCAACGAATGACCCAGACCCCGACCTCTTCCTCGAAGAGCGATGTGAATGGAAAACTGGATGAAGTGTGTGTTGCTGTTTGTGAGTGTGGGGTTACAAAAGAGGTAACTTTCCGCAATCTGAAGAACAAGTGGGCAAGATGTCATAAATGCAACCAACCGATGAGAGTGAAAAGCAATGCAGTTTCCTTTATTTCAACCCCCGACTGAGTGGGTTATGCCAGATGGTTTCCCTGATATTAGCTATGCAAGAGAAGTAGCTATAGATTTAGAAACACGAGACCCTAACCTTACAACAATGGGGTCAGGGTGGGCTAGAAAAGATGGGCATATAATCGGTATCGCCGTAGCAGTAGAAGGCGATCAATGGTATTTCCCTATACGGCATGAAATCGGCCCAAATCTTGATATCAAAACAACAATGAGGTGGTTACAAGATGTTGTTTCAAAAGACCGTGATTATATCTTCCATAATGCTCCTTATGATGTTGGGTGGATGCTCGCAGAAGGTGTGTCTGTCAAAGGGCGAATCGTGGATACAATGGTCGTTGCACCACTGTTAGATGAAAATCGGTTTAGTTATGCTTTGAATGCTATTGGTAGGGATTACCTGCAAGAGCGCAAGTCAGAAAAAGAACTACGAGAAGCAGCAGAGGCCTTCGGTGTTAATGCTAAAAGCGAGATGTACAAACTCCCTGCGGCTTATGTGGGGGCTTATGCAGAACAAGATGCTGCCCTGACATTACGGCTGTGGACTTTCTTTAAAGGATTAATAATTAAAGAAGACATCGGTGATATTTTCGACCTTGAATTAAAGGTGCTGAAAACTATTATCCCTATGCGCGAAAAGGGAGTGCGTGTGGATTTAGAAAAAGCTGAGCGCATTAAAATTGATTTAGAGCAGCGTGAAAAGAAGTTACTTGCTGAGATTAAACGGCAATCAGGTATCTCGGTAGAGCTATGGGCTGCTGAAAGTGTATCCAAAGCTTTTGACGCATTAGACTTGCAGTACAACAAAACAGAAAAGACAGGAGCGCCTAGCTTCACCAAAGGATTCTTAGCCAACCACCCACACCAAGTGCCGAAAATGATTGTAGAGGCCCGTGAGTTCAATAAAGCAAGAACTACTTTTGTAGATGCAATACTAAAACATCAGGTGAACGGGCGCATCCATGCAGAACTTCATCCTCTGCGCTCTGACGTTGGCGGTACAGTGACGGGTAGATTTAGTTACAGCAATCCCAATTTGCAACAGATTCCTGCACGGCATGGCGAAATAGGCCCAATGATACGCAGCTTATTTATACCAGAAGAAGGCACGTTATGGGGCGCTTTCGACTACTCTAGCCAAGAACCACGCATTGTTGTACATTACAGCAAGCTCATGGGTTTCAGAGGGGCTTCTGACTTTGCTGAACAGTATAGTGTAGACGCACGAACAGACTTCCACCAAATGGCTGCTGATATTGTGGGTGTGCCTCGCAAACAAGCTAAAGATATCAACCTCGGTTTGTTTTATGGCATGGGTTCTAAGAAGTTGGCGGCAAGTCTAGGGTTGGAGTTTGAAGATGCCAAGGAACTGTTTGCTGAGTACCATGACAAAGTACCATTCGTACGAGAATTAAGCGACTATGCTATAAACCGAGCAAGCCGCAAAGGTGTGATTCGTACTGTCTTAGGCCGACGCTGTAGGTTTGACAAATGGGAGCCGAACAAGTATGGTAGCTGGAAACCCATGACATACCAAGAAGCTTATGCCGAGCATGGCCCTGCGATTAAACGAGCGTTTACTTACAAGGCTCTTAATAAACTAATTCAAGGAAGTGCTGCCGATCAAACTAAAGCCGCGATGGTTGCTTTAGCTAATGAAGGTATACTTCCCATGATTCAAGTACACGATGAACTAGACGTCTCCGTAGAAAGTGAAGACCAAGCTAAAATGATTACGGAGATAATGCAAGATTGCGTCAAACTAGAAGTACCCTCCGTAGTCGACGCAGAGTTTGGACCAAATTGGGGGGAAGCGAAACAAACATTTACGGAGAAACCATGGACACGCGGATTAAAACACAACCACAGCGAAATGCAAACCTAAGTCTGCTTCATGCACGACTAAAAGGAGGCCACGTTGTTCGGTATCATACAAAGCCCGAATTAGGGGATGGACAGAATGTAGCTGCCCATACTTGGAGAGCTGTGGTGATATTGCAAACGCTTTACCCTGAGGCAAGCAAGAACTGCATCTTGCATTTGTTGTATCACGATGTTGCCGAGGCAGAAGTAGGGGATGTCCCTGCCACAACCAAGTGGGGCTATCCTGAAATAAATAAGCTGATGGTAAAAGCCGAAAAAGCTTATGAGCTATCTATTGGCGTAGGCGAAATAGTACACCCTATCACTGAAGAAGACAAGAAAATGTGTGATATTGTGGACAAATTAGAGCTGGTGCTGCATTGTTATCGTTTAATGCTGCAAGGAAACAGTATGGCCGAGGAAGTATTTTTGCGTGGGATAGATTATTTAAACAAAAAGTACAAAAAGGAATTGATTTTTGAACCTGCTTCTGAGATAATAACAACTCTGTGTCTAGCAAATGACACCCGTAAACTTTAGGAGCTCAAATGTTAGTCCAACAGGTAATAAATGTAAAGGTAACTTTTGAGGAGCTTATGATTATTAGACAAGCAGTTATGTCTACTTGTGCTCATGAAGCTCGGCAAGCAGAGGTTATTTATCGGCTTTGCGAAAGATTAAATACTCTATTGGAGGATAGATAATGATTGTTGGATTCACTTGCGGAGCTTTTGACTTGTTACACGTAGGTCATGTATTGATGTTACAAGAAGCAAGCGAAGTGTGCGATTATTTGATCGTAGGGTTGCATATAGACCCCAGTACCGAACGGGAGTTTAAAAACAAACCAGTGCAATCTATCCACGAACGGTTCATACAGTTAGAAGCGATAAAGTATGTAGACTTTGTTCTCCCTTACCACACCGAAGAAGATATGCACATCTTACTGAAGATATTAAGAGTAAATGTCCGTATTGTAGGGGAAGAGTACAGAAACAAGTCATTAAGCGGGGAGCAAATCCACCACGACTTAGGGATCATGTTGCACTACAATACCCGTGGACATCAGTTCTCCTCGACCGAATTGCGAGACCGAGTAAAAAGAGCAAATAAAAAAAGTCAAATGAATTAAACGGTGTTACGTTAAAACACAGGCAAAGTCACAGAAAGGATTTTACATGGATAATGAAGAAGGCAACCTTCGGGTATTGGGACAAGTTAAATATCATTACGGCAAACCATTGCCAAGACATGGTAGCCCACGAGACCGAGGCAGCGCAGATGCGTATTACGGTCGCCAACCACGTCCACATTATTTCTTAGGCAAAACACGCCAATCGTTAGAAATAAACGAAGACGGTATGTCTGACAAAGAAATAAAAGAATACTATAAAGGCTTCGACGAAGAAGATGACCGCAAAGACTGGGGCGAAGAGTGAATATATTCTTACTAGATTACGACCACGAAACTTGTGCTCAGTATCACTGTGACAAACACGTTGTTAAAATGCCCCTAGAATCTACCCAGATGTTGAGTACCGTCCATTGGCGGCACAATGCCGAGGGGCCATATCTAGCTGTTCACCAAAAACATCCCTGTACTTTATGGGCAGGACAAACAGTAGAGAACTATAGGTGGCTCTGGAACCTTGGTGTAGCTTTATGTAAGGAATACACCTTCAGGTATGAAAAGACCCATGCTTGTGAAAGAATACTTGCCATACTGCGATGTCCCCCTGTAGAACTAACAGCACGAGGAGTAACAAAACACCCTCAGGCAATGCCTGATGAATATAAATCACCGGAACCGTTAGTTGCTTATCATAACTATTACATCGGTGAGAAAGCGAGGCTATGCACATGGAAAAAAAGAATAGTTCCCCCATTCATGGAGGAAATAATGTTATCCCGTTCACACGAGAAAAAACCTCCCATTCCGCAGGAGATGACGTCACCATAGAATACAGCGAAGTTGATGTTCTTCTCTGCTCTTTATGCGAGGGCAATTCTTTTTATCTACTCAATGATCAAACAGGACAAATCGGTTGCTCTTCTTGTGGATATTTGACAGGGAGCCACTGGGCGAACAAATAAGATAAATTGATGCTTATCAGCGCCAACTGCCGTGGTACTATAAGGTACAGACATTCCGCAGAAAGGGGATATTTATGCGACTAACTAAACCACAATCCAAGTCTTTGCTCCGCAAGTGGCAACAAGACGACCAAGGGCTCTCGTTCCTTGGTTTCCGTAAACTTGTACAATCCACCAGTTTTATGGAAGATGCTGTTGTCGTAAAATGGTGCAATATGTTTCTTGCAATAGAAATCAGTGGCTATACACACTCGTAGAAAGGGGTAATTATGAAACCACAACCAGACGCATATGTATTTAACGAGGGCAAATCTCGTACGATACTACATTATGCAGACATCAACCAAGCTTATATCGTGTACCGCGAAGACGGTATACACACCGATTCTCCGATGCAGGGGAACGTAAGAGTTCACAACCAGTATAGCGATGCTAAAGCCGATTACGACGGCAGGGTTGTAGCGATTGAACATATGAATATATTTATAAACAGAGTCGAGCAAGAAGCTGAAGAGCTTTTTGGCTCAGACGAAATGTAGGAGAATACAAATGTTATCAGCCGATCTAAAAATGTTTACGGGTACCGAGCAATGGTTCCGTCACCCACTGAGCTCTAACTTTCTTTATACCGATGGTGTAAAGTTCTTTGCTGAACACTGCGGAGGAGGTGCTTACTGGTTCCTAGATATACTGGCTACCGAACTCGCCGACCTACAGGAAACAGAAGAGTTTATGTCTATCACACTTAATGTTGTAGACCGTTCTGCTAAAATAATTGCCGACGATGGCAACGGCAATGTTCTATGGACAAGGGTAATAGACTTTACAGATGCCGAAGACGGTACATGGAAGTTCTTTCTTACTAACAATGTCTTGCTACTGCCCAGTGAGTATTAATATGACTATTGGTGGTTATAGCATGAAAGACGACGGTGTGTATGGCATCGTCGTCAAACAACACGAGGCAGGTTGGTCTTTTTTCTTACAAGGGGATGATGCTGACACTTTTCGTAAAGAGTGGGGATTTTGGCAAGAACATCTCCCAGAAGAACCGTTTGGTCAGTTTTTAAATGACCATGAATATAAAGAGCTTTTTCAATGAACCTCACTGATTTTGCAGCTTTGATTGGCTTCGTCTGCGGTTTGATCGTAGGCGGGGCTATCGTATTTTTTACTTTGTCTATTTTGTGGTACAGTTAAAATGATAGAAACAGCATTAATGTGTCTTGCTTTGAATATTTATTTTGAGGCAAGATCTGAGCCCATCCAAGGGCAAATAGCTGTAGCGGAGGTCACTCTTAACAGAGTGGCTTCCCCCAATTACCCCGACACAGTGTGTGGAGTAGTCTTGCAAGAAAACAGTAAGACTTGTCAGTTCAGTTGGTGGTGCGACGGAAAGTCCGATCAACCAAAAGAACATAAATCTCTGTTAACCTCTAAAGCTCTTGCTGAATTAATGTTGACAAAAGGTGAGCATATTACTGTCCTCGGTGATACAGTCACCCATTATCACAATAACGATGTCCACCCATATTGGGCAGATCATTTGCGGGTGATAGGGAAGATTGGCAATCATATTTTCTATACGAAGAAAAAAGAAGATTCCTTGAGCCCCCGAGCTAGAACTAAAAAGATAAATTGATGCTTATCATTAACATTATCTTGCGGTAATGTAATTACATGGTGTGCAGTGTTGTTCGCAGATACGCCTATGAAGTGTTCTGTGATCCTTTACCTTCATTGCATACCATACCACTCCAACGCTCTAGAAAGGAGCCATCATGGAACAGAAAGCTTTAAATGATACAAATGTTAATTATATTGCTGATACTAATAGGAATCGGCAGTCTACTGAAGAACCCACGTTAGCAGGATCTCTTACTGCTGTTTGTGAGAACTTAGGGCAGACGCTACAGTTACTCGCAAACCAAGTTGAAGAGCTCAACAACCTACAAACTGACAACATTATCGACGATGCTGACGAGTTATGGGATAAAATACAGCCTAAACTTGATGACTACGTTGAAAGGCTTGTAAAAGACTTCCTAGAAAATGCAGATGTTGACCTTGATATTAGTGTTGACTGCGTTTCGTTGAGGTTGTAGCGATGGCGAAGTGGAAAGAAATACCTATGGTAAAGACTACTCATACTCTAGCCGAAGTGCGAACTACTATTAGTTCGTTACTTTCGGCTTCGGAGAGAGAGTTCAAGCTAGAGTTTGATGCTATTGGCGTTCAAACAAAAGAGTTTGATGATAGTCGCAAGCTAGGAGTGATCATGTTCACCCTAGCTACAATCTGCTTTAATAACCCTGAAGCTCTTAAACGCCTTGAAAAAAGGGTGGCAGACATCAATCGGCAAGTACACATTCTTGATGCTCGCCGAACAGTAGATAAAGGCAAGCGGAGGAAAATTACATGACCAATCCATTACTGACCTTTTATATTGAAGAACAAAACGAAGACTACTGCCCCATGTGTCAGCCGTTAGGCGAACCGGAATACGGGACAACTAAGATGCACCGCAGTCTACCAACTCAAGTGCATTGGGTGCGAGCCATAGCCAAGGACTTGCCAGAAGACAAAAAGTATGTCAAATTATGTTCAGATTGTTTGTATGATGCAAGCAAGTCTAAAGAAGTTGAAGCCATATTCAAGGATGATAAACCCTGGATTCCTGAGCAGTCCGGGATGTTTTTCATCCGTAGCAAATTAGGAGGAACACATGACCAAGAAAAAAAGAATACTGCCTAGTGATGAGTTTGTGGCACGAATTCTTACAGATAAAGAAAAAGGCTTGACTGCAAAGCAAATTCAGTCTTTCCACGGGATTACACCAAATCAGTATAAGTACATTGTGTACACGCTCGCCAAAAAGTTAGATAAAAGCCCTAACTTCAAATCAACTAAGTCAGCTCGATCCGTCAACGTGAGCGTGTTATCCGCTACAGGGGCTAGTGCCGAAGTCTGGAATCCAATGGAAAAAACAGTAGATTTTTTCTATCCCAAGAAAGAAACGAAATCTTTTTGGAAAGTCCTTGTGTCAAAAATCTTTTTTTGGTACGGTAAAAAAGCATAGTCTCACCTCCCTGTCCTATGCTTCACTCTCTGTAAGCCCTCTGACTCCCCTTTCTGGTCAGGGGGTTTTTTTACATGATAAACGGACTTTGCTATATAGGACCAAATGATGGACAGGACTCATTTGTGTTTTAATGATTTGATAATATACAATATCTCACTATACACATATATTCAATGGGTTAGCATGGACTATGACTCTCTGATTCCGATATCTTGATCACAAAGGATCATTACATTCGTGTCCGCGCGATCTTAAATCAGGGCCATTTCAAAATGGCTACTTTTCTTTTCCCGTCCTATTAAGTAAAGTTGTCCCATCATAAAGAGAGAAAGGTCTTAAATGGCTCTGGCAAAAGCTACTCACAAACCTACTATCGATGTCGTCGCTAATCCTCGTGTAGAAAAAGGAATCACTCCGAAACAAGAAGAGTTTTGTAGAATCTACGTTTGCGAGGACATAAGCCAAACTGAGGCCGCTGTGCGAGCAGGATATTCTGTGAAATCTGCCCATGCCATTGCGTCCCAATTACTAAACGGACAACGGTATCCTCATGTTGTGCAAAGGATAGGCGAACTAAAAGGCGAGCTGTCTAAGAAATACGAAGTAAGTTTTGAAGGACACGTCAAAAAGTTAGCTGAGATACGTGACGCTGCCATGACTGGAGGAAACTTCGCCGCCGCCGTCGCAGCCGAAAAGTCTAGAGGACAAGCGGCAGGGATCTACATAGATCGTAAAGAAATCCTTCATGGACGCATTGACCAAATGGACAGAGACCAAGTTATGAAAGAGATACAGCGTTTGCAAAAAGAGTTCCCTGCACTCGCAGCAGTAGCCGACGGCAATATGATTATCGAAGGAACTGTGCAAAACAAGATAACAAAAGACACTGCTTGACATTTACCTGTGCTATTGTAAGGTAAGACAAATGTAACTAACCCGAGAAAGGGGTTTTGATATGGCTACTAAGTTTAGTGAGTGGACTAAAAAGTTAGGACAACAGCATTTTGCAATGGCTGACGGCACAGGCAGGACGCTTTGTGATATGCCAATGCTCGGCAATAACTACGCCCGAGATTACCACCAAGAAGACAAAACGCCTTGCACGACCTGTGCCGAGCGTGTTGACTTTATTGTAACAGGGGAGCTCGTAGACTGATGGCCTTTCCAATGACAAATGAGTACCAAGTCGTTTCTACATATTTTTGTAAAGACGAAGAGAAGGTAGCTTCAACGACTACTGGGATTGAAAAACGCATAGATGCAATTTTGTTAGCCAGACAAGAAAAGAAATTAGGCTTTAACGTCTATGTCTACGAAATGAACCCGACGCCTATTTTAGAAGAAGACGGTGTAGAGCCAGAGCCTGATAATTGGCACGAAGATGACCACCACGGTGAATCTTTATCTGACCACTATTACGAAGATATTGAAAGTCGCACGGAGTACTGTAACCGCATGGGATTTGATATGTAATGGGAACAAAACCCGAATCACAGTTATGGTATAAACTCCGTGACGGAACCAAAGATCTAGGTGTGTTTTGGACACGCCTAGAATCATGGGCAAGTCCAGGTGTGCCGGACTTACACGGCATCGTCCAAGGTCATCCTTTTTGGTTAGAATTGAAGGTCCACAGGTTAAAGTCCCTAAAGTCTATAACCTTACGTCCTCACCAAATCGCGTGGCAAACAAGATATTCTATGAATGGCGGCTCGGTTTATAACTTGGTTCATCATCCTTCGTCCTCTACCCTAAATATATATGGTGGACAAAGAGCGATGCAGATAGCGGGAAACGGAGAATCATGGACCCCTGACTGGAGTTGCCCGACACCGTACGATTGGACGGGTATCATCAATCATATTCTATCATCAAATCAGACCCATCACAAGGAGAAGGATCTCTAATTTTGTCCCATGATAGAGGAAGAATGATTATGACAAAGAGTTTGAGGATGATTGATGATGAACGAAAATCCACGGACGATGATTGATGATGACGATGATT